TTCATTAAGACAGACGCACCTAATGGTCTAAAGCATTTCGAAAGAATGCCAATGGCAACAGCTATGGATCCAGATTTCGATACAGGAAACATGAGATATAAAGCAAGAGAGAGATACTCTTTCGGTTTCTCAGATCCTCGTTCATTATTTGGTTCACCAGGAGCGTAAGCTTTACTTTAATAAAAACTAAAAGGGCAGTTACATACTGCCCTTTTTTGTGTATAATGAAAATACCTTGACGAAGAATTAACTTCGACAACAGCCAAGACAAGGAGACATACATGGCTAATACAACATTCTCAGGTCCTATAAGATCTGAAAGCACTATTAAAACAATCAGTAAAGATGCAACTAGCGGAACTATTACAGAGGTAACAACTCTTGGTGGAGCACCAGTTAGCTTATCTGATGGTAACGTAACTCTTACAAACGCTACTCATAGTGGTAGAGTTTTGCTTGTGCCAGATGGTGGTCAAGACAATACATACACACTTCCAGCACCTATAGCTGGATCAATGTTTAGATTTGTTTACGCTGGAGGAGCTGCTGATGCAACAGACGCTATAATAATTACTCCAGGAAATACTAATTTTTACATTGGTGGTATCACATTTTTAGACACTGATGGTAATGCGATTAGTTCTGTATTTTCAAATGGTAGCTCAAACAGTAGTATTCAATTTAATGTTCCTGCTGGATTTGATGTTACTATCATGGGTTTAAATACGACTAATTATCAGATTTTTGGTAACGCTACATCAACGACTGCTCCAGCTTTTGCTGACCAATAATAGGAGATATACATTGATATCACAAAGTTATCCAACAGGATTACACACTCTTAATATTCCAGACAATGGTATATTAGCAGAGAGTGGTGCATATCTATCTGCATTTACTGGTAGTAGCAATAAGTTAACTATATTCTTATCGTAATGACTAGAAAAGCAGACAAACAACCACCTAAGACTAAAAAATACTTTCGCCCCACCAAAAGTGGGGCAGGTATGACAAAAGCAGGTGTTGCTAAATATCGCAGAGACAATCCTGGGAGTAAATTAAAAACAGCCGTCACTGGTAAAGTAAAACCAGGAAGTAAAGCTGCAAAAAGACGCAAATCATTTTGTGCAAGATCAGCAGGACAAATGAAAAAGTTTCCGAAAGCTGCGAAAAATCCTAACAGTCGTTTAAGACAAGCGAGGCGTAGATGGAAGTGTTAAAAGTTAAACAACTAGTCAATGGTGTTTCAGTGGTTTTAGTTGCTGGATCCATTGTTTGGATAGTTACGACTCTCATAGAAGTTGATAAACGAACTGCTATTACAGAGATGAAAGTTTCTGAAAACCATAAAATGTTAAAACCTTTGTGGGAAGAATTTATTAGGAGTAAAACTAATGGTCATGTCGAGAGGCTCGATGAGCAAACAGATCACAAAGTCCGTTTCTTCTGGAAGTAAAAGGAAATGGAGTGCCAAAAGAAAAAGAAAGATCGATTGCAAAAGACCTAGAGGATTTTCTGAGAGAGCACATTGTGCCTCTAAAAAAGGGAGAAGTAATAAGAGGAAGTCCAGTTAAATATTGTATAGACTGTGGACATAAAAAATGGTCTTGTAAATGTTATAGAGTGTCAGGATTAGAGGAGTTAAGAAATGCCAAAAGACGCATGTTATCACAAAGTAAAAGCTAAATTTAAGGTTTTTCCATCAGCGTATGCATCGGGGCATATTGCAAAATGTAGAAAAGTCGGTGCAGCTAACTATGGTAAAAGTAAAAAGAAAAAAGATGGTGGTCTTTTGTCTGCTATCAAAAGAGTCAAAGATGAAACCATGTCCGCTAGAGATGGCAAAGCTGTTAAAATGACTAAAAGAAAATCTAAAAATAAAAATATAGCACGAGGTTGCGGTGCTATAATGTCAGGTAGAAGAAAAAAGACGAAGTACTCATAATGGCAGTTAGAAAAACAAAAGCTGGTTTAGCACTTAAAAGATGGTTCAAAGAAGATTGGAAAGATCAAAGAACTGGAAAAAAGTGTGGAAGACAAAAAGGAGAGAAGAGAGGCACACCCTATTGCAGACCAACAAAACGTATTTCAAAGAAGACACCAAAAACAGCATCAGAGATGACAGCGGCTGAAAAACGTAGTAGGATAGCACAGAAGAAAAGATTGGGGCAACCAGCAGGTGCTCCTAGAAGAGTTAAATCACTTAAAAGAAGGAAAAAATAATGGGAAAACTTAATCCAGGATTAAAAGCATTTTTAGATAAAAAAAAGAAAAATAAGAAGCCTGTTAAAAAAATGGGTGGTGGAGCTAACATGATGAAAAAACCCGTGAAAGCAAAAATGGGTAAAATGATGAATGGTAAAAAGAAATAAATGGCAACTTCAAACTCAAGAGATTTTGATTTAGATGTAGGAGAACTCATAGAAGAGGCATACGAAAGATGTGGCTTAGAAATGAGAACTGGTTATGATGCTAAAACAGCCAGACGTTCTTTAAACCTTATGTTTGCTGACTGGGCAAATCGTGGTTTAAATTTATGGACAGTAACACAAGATACTAAATCCATAACGTCTGGCACAGCAACTTATTCTTTTGATGCTACTCACGTTGATCTTTTAGAAGTTGTTTTGAGAAATAGTAGTAATACAGATTTTACTCTGACTCAGATGAGTAGAAATGAGTATCTGACTATTCCAAATAAAGGAGCTACAGGACAACCAAGTCAATACTTTTTTGACAGACAGGTGACACCTACAATAACTCTATGGTCTACACCAGACACCTCTTATACTCTTGTTTATTATTATGTAAGACGTATTCAAGATGCAGATGCTTTGATAAACACAACTGATGCACCTTTTAGATTTCTACCATGTGCAGTTGCAGGACTAGCTTATTATCTAGCGATGAAGAAAGCACCAGATAGAATACAGTTACTGAAAGCTGTTTATGAAGAAGAGTTTCAAAGAGCAGCAGCCGAGGACGCTAACAGCACTCCTTTAAAACTAACACCCACTATGAGTTATTATACATATTGATATGGCTAGGTACGCAACAGGAAAAAGATCATGGGGGTATTCAGACCGATCAGGTTTTCGTTATCGTTTGCGAGACATGATAAAAGAATGGAATGGTCTGAAAGTTGGAAGAGATGAATACGAAGAAAAACATCCACAGTTAGAGCCTAATCATCCTGGTCCAGATCCAACAGCATTATTCGAACCAAGACCAGACAGAAGAACAGAAGTGACTGTAGAGAATCTTCTTGGTTTAAATCCTTTTTTATCTACAGCCAGTAGTGCAGTAATAACTGTATTTGAGCCTTCTCATGGTAGATCCACAAGTGATACTGTTAGATTTAGAAATGTAAATGGTTTTGATGGATTTACAAGTGCCACTCTTGAAAATAGTAGTGGTTATACTATAACTAAAGTTGATGATAATAAATATACTTTCTCTGCTAGTAGTGGC